AATAATGCACCTCAGGGCCGTTCTAATGCGCGGAACGATAGCCCCAAGGGTAATTACGCCAAAGCAGGGCGACAGGCCGAAAAAACAGCGTCCCAGCCGGCCCAGACAAAAAAAACACCCACTACAGTTCACGACTACTATGAACTGACGATTGAATGGGCGAGAGCACACAGAGCGATCGCTTTTATCGGGCCATTGCTCAATGAAAAATTCCATAAAGGGAAGTTCGAAGAACTCACCTTACCAGAAGCACAAGCGTTTTACAACAATCTGGAAAGCCTTGTGAAAGAAGCGCAGGCCAAAGACGACGAAATTCTTGAAAAGAGTATGGCATGAAGTGGAAAACAAAAAGCATACAGGTGCTGAAAGGTATCGGGGGCATGATGCTCTTGATACCGGCACCAAAAGACGAGGAACTGAATTTAATAAAGCCGGACGTAGAGTACAGCATAGAGCTGAAACGTCCGGGAAGGAAGAGATCACTAAACATGAATTCACTAGTTTGGCTGCTATGCCAGCGGATCGCGGAGAAAATCAGCCGTGACGGGCAGTATGTCAGTAAGGAAGAAATATACCGGGAGGCGATACAGGACTCACAAAGCTTCATGCCGGTATGTGTACAAACCAAAATTGCCAACGACGTTATTCGTAAGTGGCACCACAACGGAATAGGCTGGACGGCAATCAATGCCGGGGATAGCAAGATAAAAGGCTGTACCGTCCTGCATCTATATGCCGGGTCCAGTTCCTACACCGTCGAGGAAATGAGCCGACTAATTGATTGTTTAGTTGATGAAGCTCATAACGTCGGTGCCAGTGTCGAAGATAGCGAATATATACAGACCCTTTTGAACGACTGGGGAGATGAGGACAACGAACAAGCGGAAACGCAAGGATGACGCCTTGCTAAAGAAAAACCGTCTGCCAGCGTATGAACGGGCAAACGGGATATGCGAATTATGTCATAGTGCCCGGGGCACGGAGATCCATCACATCGTGTTCCGGTCACACATGGGCACGAGTGACATGGCTAACCTGGCTCTGCTCTGTCAGGACTGCCACCGGAGGGCACACAGCGTAGAAGCCAGAAAGGTACGAGAGAAATTATTGGCAGAGAGGAGGTGTGATGATGGATAGCGGTTACATCAAACTATACAGGTCACTGCTGGAAGACCCGATATGGACAAATAGTACCGCTGAACAATGTGTGATATTGATACAGTTGTTGTTTTTTGTGACATGGAAGCCAAAGAAATGGGATGTTTTCGGGCGTCAGTTCACATTGAATCCAGGTCAAGGATTCGTTTCAATCCGTGATTTTTCGAAAATTTGCGGACACGGGGTTTCACGTCAAAAAGTACGCACAGCGTTTAAGCGTTTTGAAAATTTGGGATTTCTAACCCAAGAACCAACCCAGAAGGGAACGCTCATAACCATAGTAAATTGGCGGAAATATCAGGGTTTAGTTGATGATGCTAACCCATCAGCTAACCCAACCCTAACCCAAGGCCAACCCAACCCTAACCCAACAATAAAAGAAGAAAGTAAGAAAGATAAGAAAGATAAGAATAGTAAGAATGATAAGAAGGATAAGAATAAAGATATCTTTCAGAAAATAATAAAAGAGTTTTCAGCAGGGAATGAACCACTAGAACAGGCTATCACGGACTGGATTGACATGAGGGCTTCACTGAAAAAGCCAGTCTCGACAGAAAGAGCATTGAAACTCAACCTTGATAAGCTGTTCAAATTATCGAATGGTTTCCAGCCGGACATGTTGGATATTGTGAATCAGTCAATCATGAACTCGTGGCAAGGCTTCTTTGCATTGAAAGGCACCCAACGCAGTACAGATGACAAGAAAGAAGCCATAGACGTTGTTAGACGATTGCAGGAAAAATATGAATCCGCTGAATGCAACGGAAAGTAGGAGATGGAATATGGAGAAATCAAAAGTGAACACGCTGAAAGCACTGGCACCATTGCAGTTGGCTTTCAGGAAGGATTTAGCAGAAGATCAATTCGATTTTTACGTACAAATGCTGGTTGATATCGACCCGGAATACATCGACAAGGCTGTCAAGAAATTAATCTACACAAGCAAGTACCTGCCGAGCATTGCAGAAATCAGGGATACCGCATTGAGTATCAAGAAGACGGAAGCCGGGACCCAGGAACCGGACTCAGGGGCGGCATGGGGAGAGGTACAACGGCAGATACGGGCAACCGGGTATTGTGGAAAGCCGAAATTCACTTCACCGCTGATTGCTGAAGCAGTCGAACGGATGGGATGGAAAGACATATGCTGTACCCCGGTCGAAGATACCGGAATTTTACGGGCACAATTCCGTCGGGTGTATGAAGAGCTGGTGGAAAGCCATAAAGACGAAGAGGTGAACGTCTTTATCGGGGTATTGAAAACATCAAATCATAAGCAAATCGAAAGCAATATTCAAATGCTTACAGACAAAATGGGAATGTAGAAAAGGAGATGTTGTCATGAACAAAGTTGAACTTATCGGAAATCTCACAAAGGAACCGGAAGTAAGATTCACGAAGTCGGGGAAGGCCGTCGCGTCGTTTACCGTAGCCTGCAACAATGGCCGGAATCGGCAGACAGGCGAGGAATACGCACCGGACTATGTACCGTGTGAGGCATGGGAAAAGACAGCCGAACGCATGGAAGGAATGGGTAAAGGTGCATATGTACTGGTAATGGGAAAAATAAAAACACGTTCCTGGGATGGTCAGGACGGGAAAAAACAGTACAAGACATACATGGCCGTTGATATGGTCTATCCGATCGCGAAGATAAGCGGCGGCATGGACAACGGATTTAACAATATGGGCCAGCCGGTACAGGAAGAAATCCCATTCTAAGGCGGTGACGCCATGAAGCACTGTTATTATTGCGGAAAGCCGCTTACATGGTTCTGCCACTACGTTGTGCTGGCAGATGGCAAGGAAGTGCCCGTATGTGCCGATGACAGGGCTTGCAAACCGCACGGCATGAAAACGTATGGGCACAAGCCCAAAACGTCTAAAAACGGCAAAATTCGCGCATTAGAAAGGAATAGAGATAAGTATGCAGGTACGGATTAAGAAATGGTTAGACAATTACGGAACGGAAGACGTGAAATTACCACTCATCACGGAGGGAAACGCCTGTTTTGATTTTTACGCACCGGAAAAAGTAGTCATCTATCCGGGAGAAACGGGTGTAGCAGTCGGGACCGGGGTAGCGTTTGAAATCCCGAAAGGCTATCACATGAAGCTATTCATGCGGTCGAGCTACGGAGCGCATCGGAAATTGAGACTATCCAATTGTGTAGGAATATGCGACAGCAGTTACAGGGGAGAAGTAAAAGGACTGTTCGACAATATCGGCGACCTGCCGGAAATCATCGAGAAAGGCGAACGGTTTATGCAGGGACTCATAGAAAAGAACGTTGAAATCGAATTCAAGGAAGTGGATACGCTGACAGAAACACAGCGTGGAAGCGGAGGTTTTGGCAGCACAGGGAGATGATCGCATGAAATTCGGGAAATACCTGCCGCAAGTAAGCCGGTCAGACTGGGGAAACGAACGATACATTTTCCAATTTACAAACGGCTACGGGGCCAGCGTCATCAGAAGCAGACAGTCATACGGAGGCCCGGAAGGTTTTTATGAACTGGCGGTTCTGAAGGACGGGAAAATCAATTACAAGACGCCGATAACAAACGATGTAGTCGGCTGGCTGGACCCGGACGAAGTAGAGGAGCTTCTGGATAAGATAAAGGCACTGCCGGGAGGAAAGAAATGAGAAGCCCGACAGCGTTCAACGTCCTGAATGGTGCCAACTGGTGTGCCGTAGCCATTGCGATATGGCACCCGACGCCGGTAACGATAGAAGACAGTTTCGCACTATACGAGACGGGACAACGGCAACACGGGAAAGATTTGGACGGGCTTCCCTTCAACCGGGGCGCAGAGTGCAGGGCCATGCATGAAGCCGGCTTTACATGGCGGGAGATTGACGAGGCACTTTTCATTAAAAGCTCGAACTCGTACATGTCTAAACATAAGAGGAGGAAAAAGAAACATGGATAACGTGAACCATCCCGGCCATTACACAGCCGGGGGAATCGAAGTCATAGACTTCCTGAAAGCGAAACTTACACAGGCAGAATACAGAGGCTTCCTGAAAGGGAACGTAATCAAGTATCTCAGCCGGGCAGGACTGAAAGGGGCAGAAACACAGGACTATGAGAAAGCCTTGTGGTACCTGAATCGGCTATGTAAAGACTGCACCATGGAATATCATTCGATGCAGATACCGGAGGGCGACGATGAAAAGTAAAAAGACCTATTACGAAGTAAGCGACGAATACGGACGTAAACGGGTACTGACGAATAAATTACGCAGAGCATTGGCGTACATCCAGTCGTGCCAGTTCGATTACGGTCTGCTCATTGTACGATACACATGCGATGCAGCTACAGGAGAAATCAAGAGGAGGGAAATCATAGATGTATCAACTGAACTGGGGAGCGATACGAGCAGCACAGGCGGCACGGACGATGCACCGGCCGGACAATATCGGGGCATTAGTGACACTGCTGATTTTCTATAAAAACCTGCACGATCATTTTTTGTATGGCAAGCCCAAAATGGACGGCATCATGAACTGGTTCGGCAAAATCCAAAACGGCAAATGGCCGGGACTGACGGGACAAACCATCAATAAGACAAACGACGCCAACGGTATGGACGCCAACATGTACCGTGATTACATGCATCGGGTCGTCAAAATCGTTGAGAGAGACGATACCTATAAACGTATCCTGGGACGGCCGCCGATACGGACGAGTGAAGACAAAAAAGGTTACCTCGAAGCCGCGGAAGTGACGTACAAACTCACGTCGTTCATTCTCTGCACAAAGTACAAATTCGACAAACGAAAGCTGAACTTGTTACAAAGATATGTCAAAAACGACATGTGGGCATTGATAGATGGGAACTGCAAGCTGACAGAATTCTTCTGGATGCTACATACGGAATGCCGGTTGGAATTCGGCGCGCTGGATGGCTGGATGAAACGTTACGGGAAAATCTACGGAGAGGACGGAATGCCGATATGAAAAATGACCTTATGTATCACGTCCAGATGAGGAAACAGCAGGACATAGAAGACCTGAAAGCAGACATCAAACAGCTCAAAGAGGAAAGCAACGCAATCCGGATGGGGTTGGACGAACACGTGGACAAATCGGAAAATCAATTAGCTGAACTACAGACCAATTTTGAAACATTCAAACAGCAGACAGTGAAGCGGCAAATAGAGATGCAGAGAGGGTTACAGTTTACACTGCTGGCCGTGTTGATTGGCTACGTTTTAGGAGTTGGAACGATTTTACTTTAGAAAAAAGGAGGCTGAAAAATGGACAGAACAGGATTAATAAAAATCGGGATTGTCGAGTATCTGGGACTGGAGTCAGTAAACACGGAATTTAACATTGTATGTGTCCCATATTTATTTGAGGACCAGATAGTAAATGACGACTGGGTACAGCTGTTGTCACTCATTGCTTACATGCAGGAGTATAAAAAGACAGCAGTGGTGTACGGATACGATGACAATGGAGATGATTACAGACGTGAAGTACCGTTTTGTGATACAAGGACGACCGACGACAAAGAAAAATTCGCTCCAAAAGACGCGCTACGGGCTGATACAGAGTAAAGCTTATAGAGAATATGCCGACAGCGCTATATGGCAGTTAAAAGGCCAAATAAGGCCCAAAAAGCCGATTGATTGCGCCGTCACGATGACAGCAACGTATTACATGCCGAACCGCAAGGGCTGGCCCGACCTTTTCGGGCTGGTCCAGGCTACGGCTGATATCCTCGAAAGCGCGGGAATCATTGAGGACGATGGATACATTGCAGAGACAGACGGCTCTATGATAGCAGGGATAGATAAAGAAAATCCCCGTGCAATCGTCGAGATATGCGAAATAACAGACGTTAAGTATCCGCTGTATAAGTTGCACCCAAAGTTAAATAAAAGGCTGTCAAACGGCGATTTTGAACGATTTAAGGATATCAGAGAGGAAGGCGAACAGTGAAAATCAAACCAATTAAGATGAGGCCCAGCACGGTGCTATATTTATGTGCTATCTGGATAGGGCTGCTAGGAGTGTCACTAATGGCAACGGCGACATGCCTGACACACTACATGATCGTGATTACGATGGGGATAATCGGAATAATCATATGCTGGATAACAAGGAAGTACGAGCAATTCGAAGAAGCCATTGAGCGGATGGTACATGCAACGGAAATCATTGTGACGGAAATCAGGAAGAAGGAAGAGGATGACGATGAAAGGCCATGAAGTATATAAAAAGTTGTTGGAACAGTATGCGCAAGCATATAGGGATTGGCAAGAAGGTGGAGACGAAGAATATATTGATCGCTATCATGCAATCCGGGATATCGTACACGATACACTCAGAATGGAATACAGTGAGTCGCGGACGAAAATACTGATGAACAGTGCCATTATAGGTGACACCGGGGACTGGCACCATGTGGGGATAGATGACTTCAAGGCAATAGATGCAGTGAATTATCTGCACATTTACTGTCAGAGGAACCGGCCATCATGCAAGGGATGCGCTATTGATGACTGGTGTATGAAGATGTGGCCATGGATAAACCCGGCTTATGAAGACATAGAGGAGCCAGAAGAAGAGGATTATCTGGAAGGAGTGACCGATAGTGATAACTGATACAGAAGCCAGACAGGCCGCAATGACGATCATCAGGTATTGCGTCGAACACACGTGTGATACATGTGCTATTAGTCATGCATGTTACAAGCTGAGAGGCGAAGAAATGCCGCCGGATGAAATGCCTACATACGATTTGCAACCGAAACTAGAATCGGGAACAAATTGTGTTGAGTCAGACGCAGACCCGATGTTACATACATCGTATATAGACCACGACGGGAATGTCGTGTTCGTGGATTGAGGAGGAAACCATGAAAGACATGACAGAATACGAAAAAAGATTAATGTCCTATGCAGGAGAAATCAGAGGATATTGTAATGACATGCTATATGAGACTGACTGCGGATGCGAAACTTGCATTTTTAACACGCCGTATAAATGCGCATTGATGGCTGGTGACCCGTCAGCAGAAAGGTGTCCGGCGGAGTGGTTAGTATAGGAGGGTACAGGTATGAAAATAGGTGGAGAAACGATTACAGAAGAAGAATTAAAAGATATCCATGACAGATTACTAGATGACGCGTATCTCTATTACTTAAATCGAAGAGAAGGGACTGCTGAATCAGCAACAGAGGCGAAAGAGGTATACGACACTACGAAGTTGTTCGCGCGGCTTGTATTACATGGAAATCCTCCTGAAGAGGTGGAGGCCTTCTTACATGAGATAGACGAGGAGGCCGGCAACATAGCTTATCACGTAATTAACGGCGGAGGTGAGTAGTATGACAGAAAGATACATTTTACAATTCCCGAGAGGTATTGCGATTACAATTTTCCCGCATGATATGAGTCAATTCCATCAGTATGAGTTTTGGGAAGACTTCAGGGACAAGATTAAGAAGTCGTTCAGAGATTATACAAAGGAAACTAATCCGGATTACATTCTTCAGGACAAACTATCTTTTATTAATTTAATCCGGGAACTGAATTTTGACGTATCAGGTAAACAAATTGTAAATGAACGTATACGGGAAGAGTTCGACGATAAAAACGAAGTATATCTGGAAGACGTATCAGATACTAACTCAATCGAAGAAATGATTGACGAAGGCTTATACAGGTACAAAAAGGACTGGAACCGTTGGAGTGGGGATAAACACGTTGACGAAATGGTATGTGTGCTTGTAGCTGAAGCGATAAAGACAGTCATGGAATACTCAGAGTTGGAAATACAATCTGCAAAAAAACGAGGTGAGTAGCATGTGGGAAAAGACGCCGTATTGGACATACTCACTAAATGATGAATCGTGCCTTACCTCATTTGAGTACGCATCAAAGGGGCAGGCAATTAATGCGGCAATGGAAGATGCAGAAATAGAAGGAGCGAAACGGGTATGGATCGGACGGATTAATGAATACAGGACGTTAGTAGATGCAGAATCGGTTATTAATCAAGTACAGTTTGATGGAGCTGATGCGGCGGCAGAAGAAGATGTGAGCTGGCCGTTTGAATGTCTTGATAAAGTAGCCGACGATGATTTCGACGAGCTTGAATATATGCTTACAGAAGCATACAGAAAATGGGAAGACAAACATCCTGAATACAAACCAAAGGCGTATATGATAACGGATATCGAAGAATTCCAGGTAAGTAAGACAGATAAATGAAGGTGGTTTAATTGTTAAAAATTTTGGAGTTGTTCGGCGGCATTGGAAGCCCAAGGGTAGCATTACGAAATATGGGTATTCCTGTAAAGTCAATAGATTATGTGGAAATTGATGAAAAAGCAGTACGCAGCTATAATGCCATGTTTAAGAGCGAACTTCCATATAAGCCGCAGGACGTTCGCGGCTGGAATTTAAAGCCGGACATTCTTATTCATGGCAGCCCATGTCAGGATTTCTCGATTGCGGGCCATCAAAAGGGAGCGGACCCAGGTAGCGGCACACGATCATCGCTTATGTGGGAAACATTAAACATCGTTAAAAATATGGGATTGTGGAGACCTAAAGTCATTATCTGGGAAAACGTGAAGAATGTACGGTCAAAATACATGGTACATAACCATGAGCGGTACATGACCGAATTGAAAAAGCTGGGATATACAAGCAGTTTTCACATGTTAGACGCTAGAGACTTTGGCCTACCACAGGCCAGACAGCGAATATTTACTATCTCGGTGTTGGACGGTCAAGATTTTGACTTTTATGCACTCAAACAGAAGCCTATACAACCCATTGCCAACTATCTAGAGGACGGACAAGTAGACGATTTTTATACCGTCAAAGCGCCAAGCATGTTACGAGCAATTGGAAAAACAGGGACTATACGCCGTCTGCCGATTATCAAAGATTACTGCTACACAATCACGGAACGACCGGACAGGGCGCCGGGGAGTGGTTGCCTTCCCATAGGTAATGGAAAATACAGATACTTGACTGAAAAAGAGTGTTGGCGGTTACAGGGATACAGCGATGAAGACTTTGAAGCGGCCGCTAAAGTGAGTAGCCGTAGAACCCTTTACAGGCAAGCAGGAAATAGCATTCCCGTACCGATTTTTGAAAGTATTTTTAATGTACTGCTATAAAATCTCATGGAAATGATACCCGTGCAGGCGCACGAAATGGTTAATATTACGGAGGTGACAACGAATGTATCAAGTACCAATAGACGATGATTTCCAGCAAATGATGGTGTCTGCTTTACGATATGCACTGGGCCGACAGAGTTGCATAGTAGACCTGACAATCGAATACCTAAAGTGGAAGATACTACTGATGGACAAGAAATATTTGGCCATTATGAGCCGGGACATAGACGAAGAAATAAAGATGTTCGATAGGCTGAGCAAAGACCCAAAGAGTCGCCGGATGAGCATAGACATAGACAAGCGCTGGATACGGCTGAAAGATAAGATTGATGAAAGACTGAAGGAGGTATAAGCATGATATACAAAGTGCAGAAACCGGAAGACGTGACGTTTGCCGCGCAATATTCCGGAAGCGCGCGCAGTATTGCAAGCATTATTTATATGGTTTCCGACAAATGCGGGTATGGGATATCCGTAACCGCTGATGGCAAGAAAAGTCGTCCTGAATGCGAGCAGAAAGGCAGTAGCCTCACAATTAGAATCGCTGGTAAGGGGTGGTACGGTATTGATGTTGCTCAACTTCTGACGTTACATATAGATGAGTATTTACTTGCTAATCAAAAGGGTGAATTTACAATAATCGGATCAGATGAATTTAACACGGCGTACAACATCATTGATTCGATGGAGGGTTAAACGTAATGACGATAACAGAAGAACACATGTTTACGTGGCTGGCCGGACTGAAAAAAGCAGAACTTTGTGATTTGTATTGCGAAAGCGTCATTGAACACGGATGTTGTTACATCAACCGGGGAGAAATACAGCATATACACGTATGCCCGGCATGGGACAATAGAACGCGTACGTGCTTATTCAATTGGCTTGAAAATCTGGGCAGTTTCCAGGATGCAGCTAAAAGGCGAGGTGATACGTATGGACGAGACTAAACTCATCAACGCCATGCATGACGTACTGTTAGACTACTGCATCACGACGCTGAGAACGAAAAAAGCGGCATTAGCAGGACATAAAGACGATTTTACCGCATTTGATTACGGTGCATATGTCGGAGCGAAAAGCATGGCCATCACAGTGCTGGAACACATTGATAGTCAGCAAGAGACAAGAAAATTTTTAGACAGGATATACGAAGAAGCAAGGAGGGAAATAGACGTTGAAGGTTAAATACATTTGCGAAAAATGCGGCACGGCGTACGATGCAGCCGAATCGGTCAATAAATGCGAAGACGTGCATGGTGAAATAATCGAAGCGCATGTTATGCCCGGAGTGATGTACGAACCTAGTCGGATATGCCCCCATGCGGTTTACGTAAAATTCCGCAACAAAAATGGTTTTGAAACGGCGGCAGAATTTAAATTTGCGGAATACAAAGACAAGGATTTCGAAACTGTGAAACGGGAGCAGGAAGAGAAATGACAGACAAGGAACGCAGTATCCTGATATTGCAGGAAATAGACACGGAATACGGCCCGGATTAAAAGGGAAAAAATGCCGAATTTAGTACAATATAAGGAGGAAAAGACATGGAAAAAATCTGTACAGAATGCATTCCAGAAATAAATTACACAGCGAAAGAAATGAGAGAATACACAAAAGAGTCTGAAATAAGGTATCTCATGGAAAAGATAAGGCACGTAGCGAGCAAAGGCAGTTATATGCTGAAGGTAGAAGCTGAAGACATGACTAGCGAACGAATGAAAAAGCTGGAAGAATTGGGATATAAAATTTGCATAATAAATCCAAACGACTTTGTTTTAGACCACATCGGTCAACTGGCAGACAAAAGAAATCCATACTACATCATCAGCTGGAGGGAATGACATGGAAGCACATAAAGAAGAACAGCTTTTGGCCCTTCTGGACGCAAAGAAAGACGAGTTCTGCACGGCAAACAACAATGACTGCAAATCATGCCTAATGGAAGACGGGGCCGGACACTGCAAGATTGTCGATATGGAATGGAATTTACTACGAGCGGATAAAGGAAAAGATGTACGATGACTGGAAAAAACAGGGAAAAACTTATAAGACACCTGAAACGTGAATGGCACCCCGGAATACGCATATGCTCAGGTGATCCTAAGATTGAACATTGTATTTGTGATTTTGAATGTCCTTTTGGAAATAAGGAAGAATTCGACATAGATTACGACAAACTGGCAGAAATTAATCATTGTATCTTAGACCACTTAATAAAATTCACAAGGGGGATGCATACAGATGCAGGAAAAAGCAAGAAAGATTGTCATGGATTACTTTAATTCTCATGCTGACAGAAGCGATAAGAAGCAAATCACGATGGATGACGTATTTGTCGTCTGGTTCAGCAAGACGTTGCAGAACTGGAAATGCTTAGTCAGCACGACCGTATTAGACGGCATGTACTACGAAGTCACGCACAACGGCGACAAGGGCGAAACCTATGTTGACGTCTACAAAAAATGGGAAAACCTTTGTGTAAAAGACTAATGAATACCAAACTATTAGACCTGTTAGAAGCCTTCCGGGTACACATGTGTACACAAAATAACGCCATGGAGCATTGTGTCAGAGATGGCCGATGCCCCATGGCCTACCCGGCCCAGTTTACTGTAGAAGGCAACGAAATCCGCACGATCAATTATTGCATGATAGAAACAGTTAAAGCAGCTATGAGTAAAAGCATGAACGAAAAAGGAGAGATAGAACATGGCTAAATACGTAAAGAAACCGGTAGTTATCGAAGCATATCAGACAGATAAAGAAATGACTATCCATACGCTGGAAGGCGATATGAAAGCCAGTGTCGGCGATTACATCATCACAGGAGTCAACGGAGAGCAATACCCGTGCAAACCGGATATTTTCAAGAAAACGTATGAACCAGTTGATTGATGACAGGAGGCCCTGGAACATGGCTGGCCCGGGGCCTTACTAAAAGGATGGCGGATATATGATAAAGACAGCAAAACAAGCAAGAGCAATAGCTAAAAAGAATGAATCAGGTGACGGGAAAGTAAAAAGGTTACACCTGAAGTACCTTGCACTCATACAACAGACTGCTAATGAAGGTAAATATGTTTTGGAAAGCCATGGTACTTTTAGCCGCCAAGAAGAAGAGGCGATAGAGTTGCTAAAAGAAAAAGGCTTTACAGTAACTAAGCATACTGACATATACGACGACATTTGTTGTGAAGATGTATATTACAAAATCAGCTGGAAGGAAAATGAACAATTGAGTTTGTGGGAACGTATAAAAGATTGGTTTTGTTGAATAGGAGGCAATACATGAAAGATTATATCGAACGTATGAAAGACGAGGGGCAGGAATTGCTTGAAAAGTGGTATAAGTTGAATGTATTTCAATGCAGGCACTGTACTCAGCTTGACGACACTGAAAACTATTTAATGAGAGAACAGCTAGGGATAATGGATAAATATATTCGTATTCTCGAAGCCCGTATTGCTCATGCAACTTTAAAGGAAGTTGGCAAGTAAGGAGGCGGCAATATGGATTATATCATAAACCCGTGGTGGTTCTATTTAGCAAGTGTGCTAAATACATTGCATTTTATAGCTATTTGCGGTGCAGTTTTGTCTATATTGGCGTGTTTATTTTTGGTTGGTTGCTATTGTGACCATGATGATTGCTACGGCCCCGACAATAAGTATACAAACAAATTGATAATGATAGCGAAAAGGCTTGGTATTGTACTGTGCATGTGTGTGACGCTGATTATTATAGTACCGTCGGACGCAACGATGACGAAAATGATGATTGCCAATGTACTGACAACGGAAAACATCAAGAGCGGTACGGATTTTACGCAAGACCAGATAGGCAAGCTGGTGGACAAAATAGCCGATGCAGCTATAAAGGTAAAAGAAGCAGACGGTTGGAGGCGGTAGAATGGGAAAAACTTGTGTCATATGCGGTAAAGACACCGGCTCTAATACACCGATATGCGATGACTGCACAGGCCGGTTAAACGACAAAATACACAATCCAACGCCGGGAATATGCCCGGTATGCGGTAACAAGCTACCTCAGAACGGAAAGAACAACAAGAAATACTGCTCACCGGAGTGCTACAACATCAGCGTAAAATTTAATCATAAGATGTGGAACAGGACACACCGGAAACAACCTACAAGACACCTGCCGCAAGTCATCATTCCCCGACATACAACAACGAAACGGACAGCAAAAAGAAAGTCACGGCTTGACGAAAACGCCATGAAAGCCCGTGAAATGGGGCTGTCATACGGAATATACATGGCAAGATACAGGAGTGAAAGCGTATGAACTACTACAAACCTGGGGAATGTACGGTACATCAGATGACCCCGGAAGAGCTGGAAGCCGACCGCAAACGGCAAGAAGAAAAACGAAAAAAGGCGCCATGGCGGTACAAAGGCAATCCGGCTGTATCAGATTACAAGTCATATCTATCAGAACAGAAATTCAGGAGTGCTACCGGCAAGAAACGGAAGTGATACGATGAATCAACGAACGCCACCAGACATAACAACGCGGCTGGTAGAATTTATGTTTTACCGGCAGAAAGAGATAGAGCGCGCGATCAAACAGGCGCGTGAAGGCACGCGATCAGGACACAGCGGCGGCAGTTGCGGCCATGCGTTTGTATCGGACCCAACAGCCATTGAAGGCATCAGATTGGCCACGGAACTAAAGCAAGTCACACTGTACGATGGGGTAGTTGTCCGTCATCCGGAGCGGTGGATGCGAGTGGTACGGGGCGTGTATGACAAGCTGGACGACTTAGAGAAACGCGTCATACGCCGGAAATACAGCAATGAAGACTACAAGACGACTATGACAGAGTTAAACATTGACACAAACACGTACTATCACATAGTCAACAGGGCACGGACGTTGTCAAAGATGGCGGCATGTCAGCTGGGACTAATCAAAGTGATAGAGTAAAAAAATAAAGGGCGGTTCGAAACGAGTCGCCCTTATTATTTTAGGTGGTGAGAATATGCGCATTGGTATCATTGATGCGGATTTATTGGGAAGAAATAAACATCGGTTTCCTAACCTGGCTTGTGAAAAAATATCCGGGTACTATAAAGACCATGGACACAGCGTAGAGTTGGTATTAGATTACAACGACACGAATAAATACGATAAAGTTTTTATATCAAAGGTGTTCACAGATACGCAAATTGAGCCACATATTATACAAGCTGATAACGTTGAAATTGGCGGCACTGGTTTTTATTTTGACAAAGCACCTGCACTTCCGGAATGGATAGAGCATCATATGCCAGATTATCATTTGTATGATGGATTTATAAAAAATCTATTAATTAAGGGAACTAAAAAGCCATCACAAGAACAATTCAGATTTTACACAGATTATTCAATTGGTTTTCTTACAAGAGGATGTTTTAGGAAATGCGGTTTTTGCGTAAATCAAAAGTACAATCATGTATTTATGCATAGCCAGCTTGACGAATTTTTAGATCATGAAAGAAAGAAGTTATGTTTACTTGACGATAACTTCTTTGGACATCCGCAATGGAAAACGCTACTGCAAAAAGTAATCGACACGAATAAGCCGTTTGTGTTTAAACAAGGACTTGACGAGAGACTTTTAACAGAAGAAAAATGTAAAATGCTGTTCAGTGCTAAGTATGACGGAGATGTCATTTTTGCTTTTGACAACATTACAGACTATGACTTGATTCACAAAAAACTGAAAATCATCAGAAAATATAAAGGCAAAAAGAATGTTAAATTCTATGTACTAGTTGGATTCGACAGCACAGATGCACAAGACATTTTAAATGCATTTAAGCGGATTGCATTACTATTCCGTTACGGATGTTTGCCTTATATCATGCGTTTCCAAAATAAAAATGACATGCCGTGGAAAATGTCTGAATTCAGAAGCTTATACATTACATTAGCACGATGGTGTAATCAACCAAGTATAGTAAAGAAAATGAGTTTTCGTGATTTTTGCGAATTAAATCAAGAAGCACATAAAAACAAAGACACGTTGTGTTCATCTATGGACGCAATGAGAAAATTTGAAAAAAGGTATCCGGAGATTGCAAGATATTTTGATATGCGGTTTGAGAATAGATAAAGAAAGGGCGACTCATTGCGAGCCGTCCTTTTTTATTTGCTTTTTGATTTCATCGGCCATATTTTGCCGCGGGCCAAAGTATTTTATTTCAGCATCGTGTCTGGCCTCTGCGGCTTCTTCTAGGGTTTCAAAAGACCCGAGGAAAATACGCTTACCAACAACCGTGATTTCGGCTCGGTATCGTCCTTTTTGGATATAGACCCCGGTTATACCACTTTTGGGTAGTTTCTTGGCTTTTCTGCCGAAGCCTGCGTACCTCGGTGCCAGGCCTTGCTCCTGGAGTGGTCGCATAATTTTGTTACCTTTGGCCATTACGTCCTGGATATTTTTCGCGGCACAATTTTTGCATTCAAGAGCCTTTCCGTGCATCAGATTATACGCGGATATGAATCTCTCAGAGCCACAGTCACACCGGCATAAAAACTTTGTACGCCGCTGTTCTATTAGCGTCCAGTGTCCGATTCGGTCTCCTGTTTTTATTGGGTATTTAGGCGGCTCTTTATATGACTTACAGCCGCATGACTTTGATTTGCCAGTTCGTAGAGTGTAATTAACTACCCAGCGCTCTGTGCCGCAGTCACACCGACATAACGACTTTTTCCGGTGCTGACCGTCATCCAGTGCGATAACAGTCCAAGATCCAAAGCGACTGCCGGGATGTATATCAGTCTTCATAGGCCTATTTTCTCAATCATGGCCAGCCTTTGACCGGCTGTCAGTCTCTCTATTTTAGCTGACAACTGCTTTCTATCGTCTGGAGTGCCGGTAGCTGCATCAAGTACGTCAAGATGCAAGCCGCGGACTTTGCGCCTGTCAATGATAGCCCCCGTCAGGACTTCCCCCATGATTGACAGCTCTGTATCTGTCAATTCCGGGGGAGTGTCTAAATCAAGCATGATTTGATACCTTTCAACGATTTTGCCCAGCCGCCGGGAAAAACCGCTGGTACGG